CTCCTGCAATAAAATATCTCTTAAGAAATTTTGGTCCCACTCGAATTAAATGTCCTGTCTGCTTATTGTATGTCGAAAAAAAGTGATCGTGACTCAATATGTCAGTAATTTTCATACCCACCATGTCCTCTAATTCACTCGCAAAAGTTGTTTCATTTATTATATGCGATAGGAATCGAGGGCAACACCATAAATGATCATCTCCATAAACGCATATACGAATATAACCACGCTTCAGACACTCTAAAATATACTGAGCCCGCATAGGATATATAGTCATAGTATCAACTATATATATACAAAAGCACAATGCAGTAATCCACGATCCAGCATGAGACGTCTCTTTACCTCCAGAATACAAGACACCCACAATAATTTGCCAAACACCACCAACATGAACAGTGGGCTTGCAAACCATGTTTATAAGAGCTTCAGCATTAGCGCGAAGAAACAACATTTTCTCACCAGACGCCATATTATCATAATCATAATAACGCATATTTGCTGCTTGATAAAAGGACAAAAGCCAATCAACTATATGCTTATCATGGTGCTGGAAATCACCTTCATGCCAGGTCATATTCTTAACATCATAATGTAAGTATCTAGCAAAATCGTAAGCTCCTCCAAACCACCAACTACGACCAATATTAATAACTGGCCCGCGCTCAATCTTAATCCTAGGACCATTTATCCACGTCGAATGAACCTGATGTAACGTGTTGGTTATAAAGAAAACGCGCTTCTTGCGATGTATATTATCTAAATCCTTGACCATACACCCATACTTGCACCGACGCTCCACTTTCACTTTATTGATGCAATACGACGGAAGATGGACTACTTCACCTGACATGGTTTTACGAACCCAATCGAAATGCTGACGGATCGCTGGCTCAACCTGCTCCGCCTTCATACCCGTCACTGACTTGACAACAGGAGTACCCTCAATATTCCCAACAACAGTTTGCGGACCAGGACGAATCCCAGACGACGAATACAAATTCATATCAAGGGCAATCCGTAATGGGTTATACCCAAAAGCAACAGGCATATGCTTTTTATCAATGCGAAGAAGACAATCATACAATAACTCGTGAGCCTTATTCATGTAGGACATAACTTTCTCAAAATGAGCGTCTCGCGAATTGTTAACTATCTGAAACTCGCGAAAAAGTCTAAGGGCATCATAATGATCAAAACTCTCATTAGTTGAACACCAAGAATCCCGACCATACCTCTGTCCAAAGACATAATGAGACCAGGACAATGTTTTCGAACACATGGCGAACAAACTAGGAATACCTCCTTTCTCATCTAGAACCCCCAAATTATCAGAGTCTTTCTCCCAAAGAGAAGGAACGGCACCAGCCGTCTGCTCAAAATAATACTTATCAAAAGATTGAACAAAAGGTAATAACCATAAAGGACGCACTCTAGGAGCTGTGCTAAAATCATTAACAACTTCAAACATCGGGCGCACTACACCTGTAGTCTTCATAGCGGCCGCG